GCGATCACCTCAGTGAGATCCACTCCGTAGTGGAAGAGCAGGTCGGGGTAGAGCCCTTCGCCGTACTTGTCGATCAGCTCTCCGAGGCCGAGGCTTCCCCCACCTGGGTGCCCTCGCTGTACGTCGCAAAGATCTGCGCCAGGACCGCGAGGTCGGAGCCGATCTCCGAGAGCAGCTTCTCGGCCGCCTTCTCGTTGTCGGCGACCAGGCGGATCGCGTCCGCGAGCACCTGCTCCTGGTCGACGTCGTCGCCGTCCAGCTTCTCCTGGATCTTCAGGAGCTCGGCGCGCTTCTCCTTCGGGAGGCGCAGGGGGTTGAGCAGTCGGGCGACGAAGCCGTCGCCGAGCTCGATGTCGGTGGAACCGTACTTCGCTTCAGCGGCGGCACGGATGGAGTCGAGAGAGAAGCTGGCCATGGGGTTGCGGACCTCCAAGTTTGAGGGGTGAGCAGATCGCGGACCGTCGAACGAAGAGCCCCGAAGGGCCCCCGGTGTGCAAGGAGGTCCGCACCACTTGCACACCGGGGAGGATCAGATGGGCTCTGATCAGGCAGCCACGCCAGCGGCCCAGGAGTCGCCATCCCAGTACGCCGAGGAGGCGTCGCCCAGGGTGACGGACTGGCCGGTGGTCCAGGCGGAGGTCGGCGTCGCGATGACGGAAGCCATCGCAGCCAGGTTGGCCGGAGCCAGCGAGCCGGACGGAGTGAACGAGCCCGGCGTACCAGCGGTCGCACCGGTTGCGACACTTGCACCAAGCGGCGTGATCGAGTACGTCCAGGTGTTGGTGCCGTTGGTCATCGGCTTCACGCCGAGCGGCAGGCCGGCGAGCGACTCGGTGTCACCGAAGGACACGTCGTCGGCGCGGTAGATCTCGGCCTTGGGGGCGTAGAACGCGAAGTGGTTCTCGCCGTCCACGAACACCGCGAGGAACGCGGCGACGGTCGGGGTCGGGTCCGCAGGGACACCGACGCTGCCGTCCGGCAGGATCGGGGCGTTGGAGCCGTAGTACAGCTTCAGGCCCGCGACGTCGAACTGCTGGAGCGTGAGGGCCATGGTCTCGGTGCGCGCCGAGTACTTGGTGCGCAGGCTCTTGTTCTGGAGCGTGCCGATGACCGTCGCCTCGCCGCCCTCGGAGGAGATCGAGAAGATGTCCTCCAGGCTGGTGTGGCCAACCGCCTCCCAGGGGGAGGTCGGGACGAGCAGGTCTTCGGGGATGTCGGTACCGACCGGGGCGGTCAGGTAGTTGCCGGAGCCGATGACGAGGGTGGCGTTGTCGTTCAGTGCCACGAAGGGTTCTCCTTACGGGATGGGGTACGGGCGGTTGCGCGGCTTGCGGATCTCGATGTCGTAGGTCGCCTCGTAGCGCCAGACACCAGTGGGAAGGTCCGCGTACTGGACCGGGCCGCTCGACGTCGCCCAGTCGGTAACCCGACGGGGAGCGGATGCGAGGTCGGCCCGTGTGATGTGGCCGCGCGAGGGCACGACCTTCTGTGAGAGCCAGGCGTCGCGGATCACGACGCGTACAGCCTCGGAGAGGATCGCAGCGTCTTCGTCGCCATCAGGGTCCTGACAGAAGACGTGCACCGCGACGCGAGCTGCGTCGAGGAATCGGGTGTCGCCCGTCCAGTTTCCGAAGGACGGGTCGCGACGAACGAGTACGAGGGGGAACGTCTGATCCTTCGCGATCAGGGACTTGACCTGGATGCCGGGCAGCCCATCGCGAAGGATCGAGAGCATCAGGTCTTCGACGGGGGAGAGCTCGGCAAGCGCCTTGATCTCCGGGGGGATTCCGGCCATCAGCCTCTACCGCCCCCACGCTTGCGCGCCTTGATCTTGACCTTGCGCTTCTTCGGCTTGGCCTTCGGGCCCTGCTTCTTCGGGAGGTGGGATGCCTCTTCGAGGATGTGCAGGCCCTCCATCGCGCCGACTGTGTACTCGTCCACGACCTGGCCTCGGTCGTCGACCACCTGTACGTCGTACGCGGAGCGGCCGAACTCGATCGACAGGGCGGAGTTCGAGTTGTTGGTGGAGTTCGTGCCGTTCGCGTCGGAGAGGACGACGTACGCGTCGATGTCGCCCTTGGCGATCTCGATCTGCGCGATGCCCTCGACGCGATGCTTCAGCAGGAGCTCTTCAGCTCGGACGCCGATTTCGAAGGCGCGCTCGTCGACCTCCGCCTGGACTCCGTCCAGCGAGGCGATGACCTCCGCCATGTTCTTGCCATTGAGGCCCTTGTAGATGTAGGCCATCAGCTCGGCCTCTCGCGGATGTCGATCGACCAGTGCCGCGTCTTGCGGTCGCCGTGGTGGTAGGCGGGCGGAGTCACGACGTCCCACTGGGTACCGAAGACCTCGATGCGCGACCAAAGGGTCACGTCTTCGAGGTTCGCGTCCACGATCATTCGGTAGATGTTGATCTGCTGTTGACCGGGAACCTCGGCCTTCGAGGATCGCTGCGGGATCATGGCGCACCGCACTTGGTACGGGCCGTCCGCGTCGGCGACAAGGATCTCGTTGCCCCGGTTGTCGGTGTGGTAGCTGCTCTTCCAGACCGTGGCCGGGATACCGCGCCTACGCTGCATCGAACTCACCAGGGCTCCACCTCATCCGAGAAGAGGGGGAACGGGTCCTCGCCCGGCTTGTCGACCGGAACCAGGCCGACACTCACGGGCCGGCGCACGGAGTTCCAGGCGGAAACCTCCGCCGACATCAGGCCGGCGCGCTTGCCGCCGATCTCAGCGAGCAGCTTCCGCTCCTCGTCGGTGAAGTAGACAGTGCCAGCGTTCTCGCCCTGGGTGTCGTTCCAGCCCAGAGTCTCGTCGCCAGCTCGGGACTGCGTGTAGCCCGAGGGGTTGGTCATGTACCGCTTGCACGCCTTCAGGACCAGGGTCCGTACGAGGCGAGGGGCAGAGGTTGCGTCCGGCCAGTCGCGGCCAGCATGGAAGCTGGCCAGGTCGGAGGCATCCTCCAGAGCTGAGGTAGCGATGCGCTCCTCGTCAGCGTCGAGCGTCCAGTCGAGGCGAGCCTTCAGCTCATCGAGTGTGGCGAAGTTCGCCAAGGTAGTTCTCCTTCGCTCACGGGGAGGGGCGGGATGCGCAACTTGCACACCCCGCCCACTCACTCAGCTTGATCAGCCAGCGAACGGAGTACCGACGCCGGTGATCCGGGCCAGCTCGTCAGCCGGGTCGCCCGCAGCCGCACCGACCGGGAGGGTGTCGGTCGTCTGGTCGAGGTCCAGCTTGATCGCACGGACGAAGTGCTCGTTCGTGGAGACGAACGCCTGACCAGTGCCACCGTCGATGCCGATGAGCTGGTCCTTGACCTCGCGGTAGCCACGGTAGGTGTTGACCACCGACCGGTCCGTGAGGTAGTTGGCGTCGTAGTCCTGGAGCCAGCGCAGCGCCACGCCGTTGTGCGCAGCGGTGCCACCGGACACCGAGGAGGGGACGGTCGGGGCGCCGGTCGCGAAGATGAACGCGCTGCGGTGCAGGGCGAACGCCGCGTCGGACGGGACCTCCAGGGAGACCACGATGTCGAAGCCGAAGCGCCGACCGATCGAAGCCTCGCGGAGGGCGGAGACCGCCTCCTGCTCGCCGACGTTACCGGCGAGGTTCAGCTTGTCGTCCGACAGGAGAGCGGACTCCCAGCCGGAGCCGACCAGAAGGACGCGACCCTCCTGCGGGACCATGAAGCGGTTCAGCACCTCACGGGCGCGGATCAGGGTGCCACGGAGGCTGGGCTGCACACCGGCCGTAACGGAGTCACGGTCGACGGCACCACCAAGGGTCACTGCGTAGGTCTGCGCGAGCAGCTTGTCGACCGCTCCGCGCTCCAGGCCGCGACCGATCGCCTCGGTCTGCTTGGCGAGCAGCTTGGTCCAGCCGCCCAGGTCCATGTCGCGCTGCTCGTCGGTCAGCTTGACGGCCGAGTAGGTGTTGCCACCGAAGGAGACCGCGACGGTCTTCTCGGCGTAGTCGTCGAACTGGATCGGAGCCGACCGGTCGTTCCTCCACCCGTAGGTGCGGAACGGCAGGACGCCTTCGACCTTGACGTTGATGGTGTCGTTCTCGGCGCCCTTGTAGGCGTCGATGCCCTCGCGCTGGAAGAGCGCGGGGACGACGAGAGACTGCTCCAGAGCGACCGCCGCAGTCGCGGCAATCTTCTCCGGCTTGACGATGACGTGTTCAGCCACGGGTTGTGTTCTCCGTTCGGTAGAGAGGGGGAGGTACGGCGTGCGTCACTTGCACACTCGACCAGAAGGGGTGGTCAGTAGCGGTTGCGCCGGAAGTTCTCGACGGCCTTGACCGGGTCGAAGTCGTCGGTGTCGTCCTCGGGATTGAGGCCGCCACCAAGCGACTCAGGTTCGGCAGGAGCGACGAGCTTCTGGAGCTCCTTCGCGTCCGCCTCAAGCTCCTCGGGCGTGGTGCCGGTCAGGCGCTTGGCCAGCGCCTCGGGGAGCTCGTACTTCTGTGCCACATTGCTGAGCAGGATCTTCCGCTCCAGCGCGTCGATCTGCCCCTTCAGTTCAGCGGTCGCCGCCTCGAACTCCTCGACGGTCTTGGCCGAGCTGAGCTTGGCCTCCGTCTCGCGGAGCTTGGTGCGGTAGTTGGCCGCCTCGGCGTTGGCGTCGGTCAGCTTCTTGCGAAGCACGTCGGACGGAACGCTCTCCTCGGTGGGCTTCTCCTCGGTCGAGGGGGTCTCGTCGCCCTTGGGGGTCTCGCCCTCCGGGGGCGTCTCGACGGTCTCTTCCGTGGTGGTCTCTTCGGTGCTGGGGGTTTCCTGCTCGGGCACTGTCACGCCTCCTGGACGCTCGATGTGGATCGCCGAGCCTCCTGGGCTGCGGCCTGCTGTTCTTGCCGGATGAACCGGCGCCAGGCGGACACAGCCGCCTTGCCGGAGAGGCCGCGCGTGACCTTGGGCCACAGCTCCTCGTATCGGCGATTC